TGGCGTACCAGAGTCATCTGCTCCTAGTTCGGTAACGTTGTCTAGGTACATCTGACCAATCTCCTCTGCTGATGAAACTATCTTGAACAGAGAAGTGTAGTTCCTGTCAGTGTTAGTTGCGCCCTGTAGGTCACTCATCTTCTCAAGAGGCATCAGTAGCATAACGTTCTGCGACTCTGCGTGATGCTTACCCATGTCCTCACGGACAATAGCCCTGATGTCACCAACGCCGTCGTCAATAGCGGCTAGTTCCATACCAAGTTCCGAGAACTCAAACTTGTGAGCAACGGTCTTTGGGCTGATGTAGAGTTTAGCATACTCAGGTGCTAGTGCAGAGATGTTGCTAAGAGACTCGTTCTCAGGCACACCACCAATTAGGTCAGCCTTTGGCGAGGCGGAGCCAACTGCTCCTGCACCAATTCCGAACGAACTTCCAGAGCCACCTTGAGGTCGGCTCTTTAGCACTCTCCACCCGCTAGAGGTGTATGGCCTCTTAGCCATAATCGATAGCGCGTTTACCTCTTGGTTTAGCATCGACCAAACTTTCTGTCCATAGAGAACGTTGTATAGGTCGCCTAAGTTAGAGGCCGCACTGCCGCTAAACGGGTTTCCGGAAGCGTCGTCGTGAGGAGTTCCAAATCCTCCAACAATTCCGGCACTCTTCAATAGAGCGGAACTTCCACGTAGTCCGTAGGTTGCCGCTTCTAGGTCTTTCATCGTCTTAATATATCCTGTCATCTTTCATCAACTCCTAGTTGCTCCTCGTTAGGTTGTGAATATCATCCCATGACATCTCTGCGGCTTCCTCAACAGTTGTTGGGAATCCTTCAGGGATACCAAAGGCGACTTCCTGTGCCTTACGAATATCATCGTTCTTCTCGGTAAGAGACTTGCGTAGTTCTGCGAACTCAGCCTTTAGCCCAGCAACGTCGTCGCGAGCATCGTACTCTGCTCTCTCTGCTACGGACTTCTTGACTTCAAGTTCTTCGGCAAACCTGTCAGCAAACGTCTTGCTCAGGTTATCATAGGCCAACTTCTCTAGTTGCTCGGCCTTGTATGCCTCGTATGCCTTCTCGACATTCTCAGCAGACAAATTGAGGGTAGTGAAATCACTGTCCTCTAGTCCCTTGCTAACAGAGAGAGCCTTTGGAGAAGCCTTGGGGTTTCCACCAGAAACAACTTCCTCTCCGGCCTCGTTTCCTTCAGCCTCGGTAGGTGCGTCATCTCCGCCGGGAAGACCCTTCTTCTCGCCGTCCATGTCCTCTTCGTCATCTTCCATTTCCTTCATTTCCATGTCTTCCATGTCATCTTCTCCTCTGGACATCTTATCCTCTTCCATTTTGTCCTCTTCTTTCATGGTGTACATATCTTCTTCTTCATCTTCTTCCTTGGTGATTTGTCCAACCTGCTTCATCAAATCGTTCAATTCCTCAAGTGCTTTTTCCAATTTTTCACTCATTTGTTTTTCACCTCCAACATCTTGTTTCAAAATGTCGAATTTCGCTTCTGGATTGATTCCCTTTTCACAGATTGTGACTTCATGTAGTTCCAAACGGTCTATCTCGTTGTACTCCCCATGTTCGTCAGATGTTCTCTGCTTCTTGGAAATTGCCTGTCCTCCTATACTAAATGACCTAAGTGTTCCTTTTCGGATGCCTCTTGAAATTTCTTTTGCCTTTTCTATGTCATCTCTCATTTTGATTACGACATAGAACCCAACGTCATCTACCATAGTTTTGTGTAGATTTCCGTTTTTGTCTCGATATTTCTCGATTACCTCCCCGACTTGAACATTTGAATGATTTGACATCACGTTTCTGTACTTCTTCTCTCCCATGTATTGTTTAACTGCTTCATCTAATGCATTAAGGGTAATCATGTCGTTTTGCTTATCGACCATTTCTATTGATGCATATCCTCCTATGACCAGTTCATCTGCTTTTAGAATCGTAAATTCATTGTTATTTTCTGCCTTTAGTAGCATGTCTCCTGAAACTAACACTCCCAAAAGTGTAAAGTCTTACTATTTAACATAACATGCAAAATTACTCTGGAAGTTCTAATTTTGCATATTTGTCTTCTGTGATATCCCACAGATTCTCATCCGAATCTAGGTCTAACATCTCTTGCTTCTTACCAGTCCAAACCACCCAAGTTTGTTTCTCATCTAGAGGAACGACTCTAACATGGAATCTAGTATCGAACTTGTCTCCTGTAATCTTGTATTCGTGATAGCCCTCACGTTGAACTCCTAATTCGACATCACCAGAATCTATCTCCTTTCTATGTGGGCCTAAGTCCTTACCAACAATAGCAGGGAACTTCTGTGACTTACCGAACAAATCGTATACGTCATCTAGTTCTGTAATATCAATCATCCAGAAGTTCCTAGATTCACCTAATTTCAAAATGAAGTCCAGATTACCATCTTCTCTCAACATAATGCTGAACCTACCAGAGTCAACCTTGGAAACCTCTGGTTCCTCAACGTCCTTCTCCAATACGTCATCTAGTGCTGTGAACTTGTTAGGGTGATGGTATCTCAAACTCTCCTGCTCCTTCATCCAGCCCATGAGAGTTTCATCAGAGGAGTTGAAGACATCCTCAAATATCTCTGGATACTCTTTCTTAACGAACTCTACTATCTTGCCAAACGGTGTCTTGTCGTTATCGTATGTCTCTATTATTTCATTACGGATGGCAATTCTCAACTCAGACCTTCTTGATTTTACAAGAGACTCCATCTCCTTCTTCCAGACATCTATGTTGTAAAGGGCATTCTTAGCCATTAGGGAATCTCCATCAAACCCATAGATTGTGAAGCCGTCAAACTCACTCTTTGCAATCACCTCGGCCTTTCCATGTATCCCATCGGTGATGAAGAAACCTTTCTTGACTGTCTTTTTACTGTCCTTAGATTGAGTCAGACCACTGACTAATTTGAATGGATTCAGGCTACTAATTGCCTCACTCGCATCAGAAGACAAGGATTTTCTAGTCTTGGTTGCAAGTTGCTCTAATGTCTCTACCTTATCAGATGAATCAACCTCTGGTATTTCTATCAGTTTAGCAGAGTATAGAGTGAAGCCCTCTTTGTTCTTCTTTACCTCATCGACTTTGACTCTGACTATGCTACCGACATCCACATTCTCCTTCGTATTCAGTGCCTTGCCAACCGGAAGATACTCTTTCTCATCATACTCAGTGGTCTTGTAGGTTCTCGCAACCTCAGCAGTGACAGGGCCAACACCTAGGGTGTATGACTTCATACCGCTCTTAGTGGATTTCTTATCTAGAACTATAACATCCAAGTCAACGAACTTCTTCCATTTAATCCACTTAGGATTCTTTTTGTTTCCTATGTAGTAGGTAGACTCTAGGTCTTTTATCAGGACACCTTCGGAGGCAGGTAGTTCCATTATGTCCTTGGCATACTCACCGACTTCCTTGATTGAATCAGCCATTCTTGTATCTTTCTTAGATGGAAATGCAAGTACCTCAGAAGAGTGTTGACTAAACTGATAGAGAAGAGTATTGATTCTCTCTCTTAGAGGCTCACCATGTAGTTCGGTTCCCTCATGGAACATGATGTCAAATACATGCGCTCTGAGTTGTCCTCCCTTTTTCTTCTTGAATACATGGGTTATCGTATCTGCCCTATGCAATGGTTCATCACCATCAAACAGAACAAGTTCACCATCTAGTATACAATCACCAAACTGCTTCTCCTTCAACTTCTTTATTTGTTCTTTACAAGCATCCGAAATATCCTTCTTGTTGTATGAGTATACCTTAATGCTCTCTCCCTTCTTGTGGAGTTGGATTCTCATTCCATCATACTTCTCCTGCACTAGAAAGTCACCGGAAAGACCCTTGATGCTTTCCATGTCTTCTAACTCAAATATTCGATACATCGGCTTGTTAGGAACTATGAAGTCAATCTCCGCCTTCTCCTCATCGCTCTTCTCTTCTTTTTTTATATCGACTTCCAGTAGGTTGTCCCATCTAGGCTTCTCGTATTCTCTAAGAAACATGTCCTTCAAGGTCTTCAATCCGTTCTTGACCTTGGATTCTATTCTCTTGTTGTCCTCATCCTCCTTGCCATAATGCTCTATGATGTAGAGTCCCAAGTCATCCTCATCCAAGTCAAGTCCCATGAACCCATCAGTTATGTCATCAGAATCTAGATTCTTAGTATCCCACGCCTTATCAGGCAGTGCTTTGGAATGTGAGCGTAATGCGTAATGCAAGAATGCAATCAGGACAGACTCGTTCTCCAACATCGTAGGTATTACATCATCCTCTCCGAACTTCTTGGAGAATGGGTCAGTCACCTTATCTGACCTGAACCTCATGTCCTTGATGGCTTCAAACAGTTTCTTTGCCTCAACTGATTCTGGTTTTTTAGCCGCATTGTCAAAGACCAATTTCTCATCCACATAATCCTTCAATTCAGATGAGAAGTCATTTATGGCATCATACTTGTCTTTGACAAATTCTACACTCTCGGCCCAATCATCGGAATACTCCGATGGATTGTTCCTAGCAGACAGGTATGCATATCGGACTTTCTCAAAGAAATCCAAGACCTCTTTCGTTAGGTCTTCTGTCTCCTTCTCAAATTCAAGTCCGGATATGGGCATTCAACAACATGCCCCCTTAGTTAGTACCACCAGCAAGTCCGTATCCTGAATTGATGTCATCAGTTGAAACTGGATTGTCCACCTTCTCCTCTGGTGGATTCTTGTTGGGCCTCTTCACCTTGACTTCTTCGCCCATTACAGGGTCTTTGTTCTCAAGGATGCCTAACTTGTTCGCTTCCTGAATTACTTTCTTGGCCTTGTCTATCGTTGCATGGACAAGCATCTCTTCCTTGTTTATTTTCTCCGGCATCTAATCACCCCATTGTCTCGACTATCTTGTGTATGTCTTCCCAATCCATCTTCGCTATGACATCGCCACTTGGCATATCATCGTTGCTACCCATAGATGGGGTTGGGGAGTCTGCGACAACGAAGCCTGACTTCATCAGTAGGTTGTCCTTGTTGTACACTGCTTTTTCTAGATTCTTCACCTTGTCTACTAGTTCTTTCAGTAGAACTAACATTTCATTTTCTTCTGTCATCTTATCATCTCATTGTAGTAGTACGCTTACTTTTCCTAGTGCATCGCTAAGGTTTACCATGTCCTCAGTGGACATTCCACCCAAATCGTCTTCTGCCATCATCGTTTCCATTTCTTCTAGTTCCCGAATAACGTTAGCAATATCCTCTTTTAAGAAACTTCTAGCGCGTACTCTGTTTTCACCATCTTCTTTCAAAATACCTTCCCAACTCATCTTACTTATCCCCCTTCTTCTTCGGATATATCTGTTCTCTAATCTGCAAGTAAAGTGTCTCGTAGTCCTTCCTTAGTTCTGCGGCAGAGGCCATGATGTCTAAATTCTTTTCCTCAAACTTAGTGACTTTCTTCTGTAGTGCCTTGTTCGACTTCACGAAGTCAACACCACTCAGTTCATCTATCAGGTCAGATAGTTTGGTCATGTCCTTGCCGAACATCTCAGTTGGCTGTGAGGCTTGCAGTAGTTTCTTGATTTTCTTCTTCTGCTTGTCACCCATCTTATCTAGAACAGAGTCGGCTTTCAGAATAGATTGCCAACTCATACTTGTCCCACCCTTATCTCGCTAATTAGTCTTCTCGCATTTTTGACTGTAGTTGTTGAGTCGCCATGTCCTCTATTTGTACAAGACTCATTTTGGGATTCTTCTCTCTCAATTGCGCTACGAGTTTCTTTTTCTCTTCGGCTATGGTTCTAGCAGATTGCTCAGTGCCTTTCTTACGCCTTCTTAATCTAGGTTTATCTTCGGGTTTGTCCTTACTAAACGACTCTATGTAATCAGTAGGGTCTGCAATCATTTTCTGTAATGACTCGTAAAGTCGATTGAATTCTTTGATAATCGATTTAAAATCAGAATCATCCAGTGGGACTAGGGTGGATTCTGTTCTTCTTATTTCATATTCACTTCTTTCTATAGCCTCGTCTAAATCAAAGTCAACCTTAGTAGCATGTGAAAGTAAGGCTTGCTTCAATGAGCCTCTGAATGGGGATTTGCCTTTCTGCTCACCACCGGGACTAGTAAGTTCAACGTCTTCTGCTTGTCCAAAATCATCAAATATCTTCTTGGAATTTCTATCATATTTTCTTGCTATTCTCTGCGCCTTTCTATCCTGTTGACTTTGTTCTTCTGTTGTAGTAGCAAGTGGCATTTGCAATTCGGCGTTAAAATTACGCTTGAGTTCTTGCAGTTCTTGTATTATTTTCTTCATATCACGATACTTTTTACGACCAATCTGGTTTCTCCTACTTATTTGGGAATAAGCAACAACATTAGCAACTCCCTTTAATTGTGTTTTGATTAATTCTCCTGCTCCTTCGACTTTCTTACGACGGTCAAGAAGTTTTACATTGTCCTCAATCTCATCTTCTAAGAAAACCAAGGTCTTCCTAATCGTATCATACTTAGGCTTATTTTTTACAAGTGATTCAATATTAGTTAAACCTCTATCCTCGCCTTGTACATCCTGTACGAATCTACCCTTTCTCCTAGCGACATCTATCTCCTTGACCTCTCTTGGTGGTTTTATCCTGTCCTCGCCAGCAGATTCCATTAACTCCTTCATCATCTCAGTGGCTTCCATACCATTTGCATCTTCTCTCACTACTGGATTGTCCCATGAGGTTCCGTTCCACTCGCTGTCCTTGGTGATGAACAACTCACTCAGGTCTATGGCATCCTTCGCAACTTTACCCTTGTAGAGTAGTTTCTTGAGTAAATCCCTTATTTTTGGAGATATCCTCTCGTATGCCGCGACAGCCTCCCTCTGTAATTTTCTTTCTCTACCTGCCACCACTTTCCCTGACTCTGGTGCTGATTCATATCTAGCCTGAGCGTTCATTGCTCTCTTGACCGCTTCAACATTCTCTTGTCGGGTTCTTGACCTCTCTGAGAATTCTACGATAATGTCCCTGCCACTTTGTTTTATGACTACGCCCTTTACCCCAAACTCCTTGCTCAGATATTTCCTTATTTTAGTCTCAGCCGCCTTCTTACTTCCTATGACTTGTTTGCCACTTGGTATACCTCTATCTCTCAGGTGCTTTGCTCTCTTCTTGTCGAATAGTGTGTTTACTAAATCATTATACTCCTCAACTTCATTCTCCAACTTGACCTCAGATTGATTCTTGCTTCTAGCATCTAGGAATTCTCTTCTTAGATTGCTGTCCTTAATCCAGCGACCTATGACATCAAAGGCTCCTTCAAATTCTCTTACTTGGCCTTCTTTGAGAGGACCGAATGTTCCCCTGTCTTCTCCGCCAGTGGGTAGTGTTGTACCAGACAAACCTAGGAAAACTGCTTTCTCTACTCTCTTCCTTTTCGCATCTACCTTATCTTGAGGAGGGGCCAGTTTCTCTTGTTTAATTTCCTCAAGTAGTTTTCTCATTGATTCATTCTTTGCAAGCATCTCTGCTAGTTTCTTGGATTGGTATTGTGACTTTACCTTCTTGGTATCGTATGCCTTAACGTCCTTTAGTATCTCACTCATTTTCTCCTCAAAGTCTTGAAAGACAACTGTGCTATACAGTGTATCTTTTTCATCCGGATTCTTAACAAGGTCTTCTATTGATTCTGGATAAAACTTACCAAAGGATTTGCTGTAACCCTCCCAAGCAAATTTATCGTTCTCATACTCTTCCTTGAGTGCTTGGTGTTGCTTCTTTCTTGTTTCAAAGTCTTCGGCAGACTCTCCCTTTTCCTTCTTAGGTGCTTTGAGGGCTTCTTTGGAATACTTGCTCTTGTATTCTAGACGACTGACGCTATCCTCATCATCGTCTACAAGATAATCGTAGTCTGCCGTCTTGACATCTGGAAACTTCTTGTCTGCCCCTTTGGTCTTCTCTATCCATAGTTTCTTCAATTGATTTTTATTGATTACATCATCGAAATCAATGGTGATGTCACCTATGCTTAAGTCAGCAACATCAAACTCATCATCGAACAAGTCGTCTTTTGTTGCAGTTAGTTTACTGATGCCCGGATACTTGAGTTGCTCCTCTATTGTATCTTTTAATTTGTCATACCTCTTTTGGTATTCTGGTGGAATCCTTTCTCTACCAGATATTATGTCATCCATGAATGGAGCAGTTTTTCCAGCGATGTAGTCCCTAGTCCATGCTTCCATTCTTTCCTTTACTTTGTCATCAAACTTCTTCTTCTGTGAACCCTTCAACTGTTGGATTTTTTTCTGAATACTCTTGTTGCGCTTCTCTTGCTGTTTCTTCTGTTCTTCAACAGTCGCTTTCAGAAGTAGCATCTCACACACCTAGTAGAATGGGATGTTTTCTTTTCTGTTCTTGGACTTCTTGGGAAGTATAATTACATCGGGGATGTCAGCAGAGGATGGTATCTTCTTCTCCACTGTGGTATCCTTGTCAACACCACCAATGGAATAGTCTCTATTCTTCTCTACCCTGTTTGTCTGTTCCCTTCTCTCTTCTACCCTAGCGGCCTTTAACTCTCTTTCCAATTGTCTTACGCTTTTATCACTCATCTTTTTTCCTCCTCAATTCCTTGAAATCCTCTGCATCGATGTCTCCATCGTCGTCTACATCAAGTTCCTTTTGCTTTCCTTTCAACTTCAATATTTCTTGCCATTCCATATTCCTTCCTCCACGAATAATCTGATTCTCTCATCTGTCTCCGCATTTAATTTTTCAATCTCTTGTTTCCATTTTCTTGCTACTTCAAGCAGTCTGCTCAACCGACCCGCCTCTCTGTACGCCTATCGACATTGCGATTACCTGCCTCCTTCGGTAAACCTGTGAATCTCTTATCTGGACCCTCGCTCATGCTGGGTTTGTTCCTGCCTTTCACAGCGGCGGGTTGACCTGCTTCCTCGGCTGTCGGTCTAGTTCCAGCATCCATCATCTGACCTAGTTGTGATTGGTCTATGTTCGTACCTGCGTATGGGTCTAACTCAAATCCCTCTTCTTCTCCTTCCTGTACATTTGGGTCTTCCTTCGGTTCTGGTTTGTAATAGGTGAACCTGCCTTCGTCATCCATGTCAACCTCAAATCCTAGGTTCTTGATTGCCCCTGCGACGTTGACCTCTATCTCCCTCTTCCTCAGTTTGGCAATCTCGTCCTCTTCCTCTGATGGTGGTAACTTTAGATTCCAATCAGTAATGCCGAACTCTAGAGTCATAAACGGGAAGACGTAGTTGTTCCAAATCGTCTGTGCCATTTCGACTGCCCTGTTGGTTACGAGTATCTGCATTCCCTCGTTGTTCAACCCGCCACTAGCAGAATTATCTGCCATGAATATCTTACTGACTCCGTAGAATGCGGCAATCCTATCTCGCAAGTCCTCCTTGACAGCGATGTAATCCATCTCTTTCAGAGTATTCATAAAATTAATCCACTCAACAGAGCCTTTGCCATTCTCTGCTTCTATTCCCATCACTGGTATGAAGTGAGGGTCTTGCTCAATCTTCTCTTTGACCCCTCGCCAAAACGACTTCATCGAATCGATGTTTCTAGTTTGCACTGCTAGTAATCCCCTCGGCATTCTAGCCTTGGTATATGATGAGTTGACGTAGTTCTCCATTGCCATCAGTGTAGTGACATTGTTCCATAGTGTGATTATCGGTGAAGTACCATACAACCTAGAAGGGGAGTACTTGCTGAAATGCAGAACCTCACCTTCGATGAAATACTGCTCTTCCCCCTTGACTCTGTTGACGTAGTGTACGGGGAACATAGTGCTTCCACATACTTCACAAGTCTCATGTTTGTCCTTCGTGACTTGATTCCTATGTCTCAGACATGTGAATCCCTTGACTCCTCTCTGCCCAACATCATCTGTGTATAGGTGAAAAGTTACAGGGTCACCTCTGTATATCTCCTTGATTCTGTGCATCTTGATGTTGTTGTTATTATCTAAGTAATATTCCTTGACCATCACTAGATATGCATCATCAATAATATTCAGGTCATCTTCCAGTTCCTTGAGTACGTCTATGAATAATTGTTCTGATTTGTTGACATGTTGCTCTAGGAATTTTTGTGCGTATTTCAACTGGTCTTTGTCAGGCTTTCTTAAATCAGTAGAGCCACACTCTACACATTTGTCTACTGGACTCTGATGCCTGTTGCCACACTCATTGCATTGAGATACGAAAGCCTCTTCCCAAATGTAGCCTCTTCGGAATATCTCTTGCTTGAGTTGAGTAGTGCATGTCCTGACAATAGTAGATTGCTTCGCTAGATTGTATATGATGGGAGTAGTGAGGAAGTAGGAGGTGTCTTTTTCCTGAATCCCCGGATTGAATACTTGCCTATCTTCCGGTTTGGGGGTAGTGTCTCTAAATAATCTCGCTATCGAAAATCTTCTTTTTTCTGCCATTAGCAATTCCACCTGCGTCTTGCCGCTTTAGCCTTCTCGCTATAAGTACCATCATCTCGCTTGAACCCCCTTGACCTCGCACAAAATGACTTTCTTCTATTAGCGGCCTTGCTTCCGGGCTTTAATTTACTAGGCTTAGTGGTAACTGGTTTTTTTAGATTCGCACCAGTCTCACGCTTGAATTTGGCTCGGCCCTTAGCACTCAACCCTCCTGTTCTCGCATGGATTTTTTTGTTGTATCCCTTGAAAGGTTTCTTCTTTTTCTTGAGAACGTCGAACCAATCCATAATATCACTTCTGAGAGAACTTCTTTCCTGTTGGGACATGTTGCTTGCCTTTCTTACGGCCCTTTCTTTTCTTTCTGTCTTGATAGTCTAATGTCTTCTTTGGGGTTCTTTTGTATGTGGCCTTTGGCATATATCTTCCCTTCGTTTTGGAAGGTGCTTCCTTTCCTTTCTCCTTTGCACGGTGTTGCTCTTGGCTTCCCCACTCCTCATCTGTCCAAGTTGACAACGACTGTTGTGACTTTGATTTGCCCTTTAGCATATCGAACCAATCAGTCACGATATCCACCACCTGCTCTCTTGTAGGCTTGGGCTAACATCTGTGCCTTACGTGCTGACCACTTCCCAGCAGGGCCACCTTTACTCCCCGCTTTGATTCTCTGAAACTGTTTCTTCCTCATACCGGGCTTGGTATAATTACCAGCCTGATTCACCTTGGACTTGCCCTTCTTCTTCAACACATTGAACCAACTCATGCTAGTACCCCCTCTAGCCTATCCATCTCAGCCATCTTACAATTGTCATGTAGTTTGGCTACACTATCAATATCGATATTGTACTTACCAAAGTCATACCTAACGTTGTCCTTGTGGTTCTCGTACTTCATCAACTTGAATAACTCATCCTTTCTAGTATTGTACCAATCTGCTTTCTTGTGGGACTTCTTCATCCTTAGCAGTTCAAGTAGTATCTCAGCATTGGCTTTCTTTAGTCTCAGGTGTGGTAGACACTTGGTAAGAATCTCATTCACATCAGCCGCAGAGTAGAAGTTGAGTCTGTTCACTGGTCTGGTATCTTGCGGTGATTTCTGGTCTAGATGCAATCTCCCACAACCGAGAGATTTCTTCATCTCCAACATGAATGCCTTACCACGATTACCTGTAGCAATCAATCCGACTCTAGGATTGTAGTTCTTGTCCATAGTGATGTATCCATCAGAGTCTATGAATGCCGCAGTGTATGCATAGATGTCCTTCTTGATATCGTCGTTGAACTTGTAGAAGGAGCCATCCACATGAGTTATGTCATTACCCACTGCAATCTTGGATATCATGCTGGGAGAGGTCTTCTTGAAGAGTCTCTTTGGTAATCTCTCATGTATCTGTCTAGATGATATGCCCGGTTCCTCAGTAACAGATTTTAGTATATGGTCGAAGATTGTCTCCTTCTGACTCTTTGATATCTTCATGCTCTTTATGCTATGCTTGAACTCCCTCTTCATGTTAGTCATGTCCTTCGTCATCCTAGCATACTCAGGGCCGAAGTCTACATCCTGCTTGTCCAACTTTGTTTCCCAATATTTGCACAACAAATCGATTGTATCTCTCCTTTTACTCTCTGATGAAATTAAAGACAGTTTAATCAAATCAGTCTCAGTGCAATTCA